GCCTCCCGCATCGGCTCTTTCATCGACCGCGGGCACATCACCGCTTCGTCCTGTAGGCTGGAAAGTGAGGTGTACACCTCTTGATAAGCGTTCAGATTCTCGACAGGACGCTGAATCCGAGTCCTGCGGTTGAGTAGCAATAGGCGGGTTGATAAGTCGATCATCCTTGCATTATAAACCGTTTTTTGATCCACTTTAGGATATTTATCAAATAAAGAGGCCAGCCCCGAAAGACTGACCTCTTTATGCTCTGGCTACTCCGATCCTCCTGTTGTTGAATTTGACTCCTAAACTCATCTCAAAAGATAACCGCCGACTTGGGCTCCGAAGAGAATGTCGCTCTTCAAGACGCACGGAAGGGTTGGGTGCAGTGTGCATTGGGCCAACTTCTGCTCAAGTTGCACCGCAGTGGTCGTGAACTGCGCCCCGTTGGCTAACATGATAGTTACGTTCGGACTGGCCATAATGCCATTGGCAGTTTTGATGGCTGTGTCCAAGTCGTCTCCTGTGGCCGTGTAGCTGGCGATGAGGGACTGCAATTCCGTCAGGAGCCGATTGGCCGTCTGACTGTCTATCGTGAGCGTATCGACGAATCGCGTAGTAGCGTTCAACGTACCCGTGGCGGCGTCCGCTGTTTTATTGAGGTGCCCTGCCGTATCCTTGACCGAATCACCAACCGTTCCCATGGCCTTCGCAGTCGCATCGATGAGCTGTCCGGTCTGCTGCACCTGCGTTCCGCTGGCCGTCGTGATCTTGCGAATGTCGTGGATAGCCTGGTCGATCTCGCAGATCGGTCCATCGGGGAGAAGATGCCCGTTCTTGTCCACGGATGCGCAGGGGCGCCGGATGAGGTCCAAAAGGTCCGTCGTTGCGTCCACGGCTGGCTTCGTCGGGCCGGGAGCTGCGTTGCCCCAGTGGTCCACGGCGATGATGATGTGTTGGCAGAGTCCGAAGCTACCGTAGACAGAAAGCGCCGCGAGAGTGATGGCCCCCGCGGCGCTTGCGACTTTGATGATGGTGTTCATGTCTCTAGGCAACTGGGGCAGTCGTTGTGGCGACTGGCAGCGCACCCATAAGAGCCTGGATTTCCTTGAACACCAGACTGATGTTGGCTTGAGTGCCAGCACCCTTGAACCCGCCCAGCGCGTTCAGGTCTGCGAGGTCCTCTTCGATGCCGGTAATCACGTTAGCGAATGTTGGAGTTATGCCAATGGCTGTAATCAGTCCCTTGGCCGCAACCATCTTCTGCTCGATGGTGTTCAACAGGTTGGTGACTTCGGTTCCTGCGGCAGATCCCGCTTCGATAGTGAATGCCGTCTCGATGATCGGGGCGACGAACTCAAGAATCGTGGAGGCTACGGCAGCGGCAGATGGAGCCTTCCCCCACAGTTTAGCGAGTTCCTTCTCGAATGAACTAGCGAACGACGTAACGTCTTTGATGATGCCGCTGAAAATGCTCATGGTGTCTTGCGCCTCCTTGGCGCTACTTGTTTGTGTCACCGGGAAAGGTGGCACCGGGGTTGTTGATGGTAGCGTTGGGCCCTGTGGAGTTGCTGGTTGCGCTGGCGTGACCGGCAAAGGCTCCGAGGGCGCCGCTGACGAGATTGGAGGCAATGGCAAGCACTGCGAGGACGATGTTTGCCGGAGATGGAGCAAAGAGGCAAGCCAGTGCAAGAATAACCCCCAGTACGGCGAGAACTGTAGCCCAAAACGGCTCGGGAATCTTCATAGCGTTCCCTTCCCGCTGCAAACGCAGCATTTTAGATGCTCCTGAATTCCTTCACGATGGACGACTTTAATCCATCCTTTGCCGTCGCAAAGAGAGCAGACACGATTCCAAAACAGGTTTTTGATATTTCAATCCACGCGCCACAGATGACGCGACTTGGAATCAGGATACACCAGATGTGGATTGCTTCACGGCAGAATCGTAGGCTTTCTGCAAATCGGAGCAATAGCGGATGACTCCCGCCGGCGGGTTGGCTGTCTTGTGGCCGAGATTCCAAATCTGACCGATCTCAGTCAAGTTCTTGGGCTCGAAGTGCGCCACGTAGGAATTGAAGTGGCTCACAAATGAACGTGCGCAGTCGTCAAGGCTGGTTTCGAGTTCGGCAGGAGTAAAGCCGGGGCAGTTGATCAGCATGGTCTGCCATGGGCCAAAGCTAGAGGCGCCATTGCGACCGTACTGGGCCACAAGCGTACGCTGCGCAGGACTCGAAGCCCACACGGTACCGCCAACGTCGTATGCGGGTTCATGGCGAGGTCCGCAGTCATGGCCAGTGCTGCTCTCGTTTGAAGCTAGCGCGGCCATGACGCGTTCACCGTCGAGTTCTGTCGGGACTTTCAAGAGCGGCCCATACTTTGCACACGCGGCCAGGACGTCTATCTTTGGAAAACTGTTCATGTTACCTCATAAATCATCGGGTTGCGGAAGATCGTGGCCGTGATCCATTTCATCTCCGAAACATCAGCGTAATTCCGGCGCCGATCAAGGTTCCGATGAGCGTGAATGCTGATGCGATGCCAGACAGATAAACCTTCCACGACTCGAGACGAGTGATGCGCTTGGACATTTCGCCAAGGTCTTTGGTCCTATCGACGAGGAGTGCGACTGACTTTTCAAGACTAGCCAGGGCCACACCGTGCTCTTCCAGCAGTCTTGTCTGCGAGTCCTGCCTCTCTTTGGTAAGCTCGTCCCGCTGTTTCGTCAGTTCCTCGATGCGCTTTGCAAGTGCATTCACCCCAGCGAACTGATTGACGTTTGTTTCGTGCTCTAACATCTAAGCTCCTTTTAATATCCGTCCGCTGTCCACCAAACACCATTACCACCAGATGATTCCCAGTCCTGCATCGTAGTTGTCGTAGGCGCGGCGCATCCGTGCGCACTGTTGGTCGTTATTGAATGCTGAATTGAAGAACCTGAAGCAAAATCGTCTATTCCCCCAGGCACAATAGAGGCGGCAGTGGTAAACGCTATTGGAAAAGCGATTACGTTACAAGCTCCCCCACTTTCACTCGTAAGATGACCCCATTGATGAATATGCCCTAAAGGATCTTTAGTCCAGCAACCCGTCACCACGTTGCAAGTGGAACCGTTGCTAGTCCAACCGTTGCTAACTGTGCCGCCTGTTACTGCGGACACTCGGCCCTGCGCATCGGTGGTCACAGAAACGGGGTAGGCGTAAGTACCAGACGTGCCGACAGCGGGCAACCCAACGTTGGTCGCACCCGTGCCGTTTGTAGCGGCTATAGTGCTGTCGAAGTTCAGGACCGGCTGCTGAGTGAGTGGGGTGCCAGCCGCTTGGATGGTCTGGTAGTAGACGGTTGCCGGCGTGGGAAGCGCATTGCACAGAGCATTGCCGTTGGCTGCGATACCGTAGGAAAAGTACGAGGCTGGATTGCAGGCTGTCGGAGTGGCTGCCAATGCGCTGGCCGTACTTGCATTGCCAACAAAACCGAATGCGTCAGTGAGCGCCCCGGTCATTGTTCCGCCCTTTGACCAGTCGTCCACCAAAGCAACGTCATTGACAAAGAATGTCCCGTAGGATGAGGAAATCAGGACTCCGTAATGCCCAACCGCAGCGCAGAAAAAGTAGTTTCCGCCAGCATCTGCCGTAAAAGGATTTGTTGGGGTGGCTGTGCTGAGGGCGGAAGAGGTGTAGATGTTGACCTTGTTCGCAATGCAGTTGGATGCTGTCGATCCTGGTGTGCAGAGCGCAACCGTGGCGTATGGTATCGGAGCGATGACACCGTTCGAGATGGTCTGCGCTACATTGTTGAGGCAAACGCCGATGGGAGCCTGGGCGATGGCGAAGGCCGCGCACAGCCAGAGAGCGGTGAGAGTAAGGATTCGCTTCACAGTGCCTCCGGAGACTTCACGAGTTGCGGACCAGCAACTACGGCCTCTTGCGGTTTCGAGTCCTGATTTGCTGTTTGTTGCTCGATGCGCCCAACGATCTGCGTCGAGATGATCTTCCGGCACTCAGGGTTCCCGCAGAAGATAATGGCGCCAATCATGCCGCCAGGAAAGATCTGATTCATGATCGAGAGCCGGGCCGGATCGTCTGCACAATACGGGCAGGCTGGCAGCATAACAGGAGTCACAATAGCGGTTTCGTTCGGTTCAATCTTCGTTTCCATCGGTGTTCCCTCCAAAGTGAAAGACTCGCCACTGAGCCTCTTATCAAGGTCCTGTGGCGAGTCAGACTGGTTCTGTACCCGTCAAAGCGATTGTACCGCACCCTAGTAGCGGTAAAAGGCGAGATGTGTTGCAGTGGGCGGGGGGGCAATCGTGTATGTGATTGTTGCACCGCTCAACGTAAAGTCAACCCCCGGCTTCAGGACTTGCCATCCGCGGTAAAGGCGAAGGCTGGCACCCGGGTTAGGGGATTGGGGCAGCGTGAAGACCTTGTTGGTCCCGTTCAATGTTCCGGTCGGGGTGATCCAATCGGCAAAGTTCGGTGCCGCTCCAGTTCCCGCATAGGTCCCCCAAGCGAGGAACGATGCGCTGCCGATCGGCACCGATGGCACAATGACGTTGCCGTCAAGAATGTAGTAGTCGTTTCCGCCCTCTGCAAAGACGGAATCGAGCAAGCACCGCGCTGGCTTGAAGAAGTTGATGATCGTGGCCATGTAGCCGAGTTGCGCTGGGGACGCCTCTATGCTTTGAAACATTCCGTTGCGATAGAGTTCGATGGAAATCGGAGCCTCTGGAAGTACCAGATTAGGCCCCGAGACGGTGGGTACAACGGCATCGAAGTAGAGCGGTGTTCCGTCCGTAGACTTGCGCATCAGGACACAAAGAGACGAGTTGAGCGCTGGCGAAAAAGAAGTTGTGAGTCCCGTTCCCGATGTAGTGTAAGCCGTGGTTGGCTGAAGAAGGCCATTGTAGAAGACTCGCAGAGAATTGCCAACCGGAACAGCGGGGAGATTGAACACTCGGTTGCTCCCGTCGATTACTCCGATGGGTGATTGTCCTGATCCACTCACGCCCACGCGGAAGACAGCCCATCCTTGGTTGGAAGGATAAGAAGAGCCGCCCCATGATGCCTGCCCCTCGAATAGCGTGGCATTGAATCCGCACAGTGCGAGAGCTTGGACTATTGATCCCGGCGTTCCCATGATCCTGTGAAGCGGCAGCGCGTTCTGGATGATGGTCTGTGATGTGACGCCCAACGCCTGCATCGGGACGCTGGGAATCATCATGTCGAGTTCCCATATCAAGTAGGGCAGGATGGATGCGGGGAGATTGCTGCCTAGCGTCCTGATAAGCAAAGGCGTGAGGTCGATGGACTCAAGGCGCGCAGAGAGTTGCATGTGGGCTTGGGTGCGGAGGTCATTGATAGATGATGCGGGCCTGAGATTGTTTGCCATGTTGCTCAGGCCCTCCTGTGGCCCCTCCCTCTATCGTAGATGCCGGCCTTGCTCAGGCACCGAAGTGCTTTCAGCGACGTTGCCTTCAAGTCGCCCGGATTGTCTACGGGAGCACAACGCTCCCGATGACCGGAACAGCGTTCACTGCGGCTAGCCAGTTTGCTTTCTGTGTGCCCGCGATA